GGAACGGCTGGAAGCCAACAACCGCCGTGCCTCCGCCACCTATGAGGAACTGCAGGCCGAACTGGAATCCTACATTGCCAAACTGGAAGAAGCCCGGAAGGCCGGGGACAACGTGGCCCAGGCGGACGCCCTGAAGAATATCCAGGACCTGGGACGGCGCATCAAGACGGCCGGGGATGCCGGGCAACTCACCTCCACGCAGGTCAAGGGGCTGGCGGGGCAGATTACCATTGCGGCAACGCGCATCCTGGGCATGTCCAGCGCCCTCCGCGGGGCGATCCCGTTCATTCATTTATTCGGAACCACCATCAAAACGGCGATGGGGCCGTTGGGCTGGGCCATGCTGCTGATCCAGGGGTTGACCGCCGGCATTACCGCCCTGATTGACCACTTCAAGACCAAAAGCGACGAATTGGAGCGGCAGGCGGAAGAAAAGAAGAAAAACATGGAAAAGCTCATTCAGGAGGCGAATGAGTTGAAAGCCCAATTAAACCATGAAGCGATTTTACAAACAGAGAACGATCTTACTTCAAAAATTGCCAGCAATAGAAAGATCGAGACGGAAGCTTTGCGGGAATCTGTACGGGAGCAGCAGCGCCTGATTGATTTGCAGTCCAAAATCCTTGATGAACAGGATCGTGCCCGTTTGTTGGATGCCGAGACAGATTTTTATGATGGGAAATATGGGAATCCCAACAGTTCCGAGGCCCGACGAAAACTGGAACGCGTCCAGGAAGGCATACGAATGGATGCCAATGCCAGGCATCGAGCCGAATCGGAGGAAGCGGCTTCGTTCAACGTCAGGAGTGCAGAAGAAGAACTGGCCAAAGCCAGAGAGGCGGCAGAGCAGTTGACGTCTCGCGTAGCGGCTTTCGAAAATTCCGGAATTTTATCATCTAAAGAAAGAACTATTCTTGATGGGCAGATAGGAAAGAAAGAACAGCAGATTATGGAGAATTTACTGTCTGTGGCAAAAACGGCTCGAAATGCCACTGAACGATCAGGCGGTTTTACTGGGCTGGGGCGTATATCTTCGGATGATATGCGAAAATGGATAAAAACGCTTATAGAAAATGGGGGAGATACCTCCAGATTGGATGAAAGCTGGCTGCAGAAAGGCAATGCCATGTTTGGACGGAATTTCCGTTCTGCCCGCCAATTGATGGAAGAGGTGTTGAATGCGGGGAATGGCCGTCAACAGATAGCACAACTGAACGAGCTTAAAAACAGAAGGAAAAGGTCTGATGAAGCATTGATTGACCAGGGGGGAGATTTGAGCACTGATGATTCAAGAAAGAAAGCATACAAAGTTCATGATGAGGCCCTGACAGAAGCGAGGAAAAAGCAGGTGGAGGCTATGGATGTTCAGTATGCGGCGGAAGACAACCTCGAAAAGGCAACACGGGCATTATCTGACCGACGCGCGCTTAATGCGGCTCAGGAACGCAGAGATGAAGCGCAGCAAAGAAACACGGAAGCCAAGCAAAAGAATGCTGTGAAAAAAGAGGAAGAAGACAGGATTCAAAAATTGGCAGAAGTGCAGATGAGAGAACAGCAGGAACAATTGAAGAAAAAAATCCGGGAACAGGAAAAGAAAGAAAAAGAACAGGAACAACAATATAAGGAGTCTCTCAAAAATCCGGATTTATCCCGGCCTGGTCAGAAAAGAGGTGTTAAAGAAGCTCTCAATAAAGTAAGTAAAGAATTGGCTCCGGAAATTCGGAAAGCCATGGCTGACGGCAAAATTAGTACGGAAGAAAGCAAGGATCTTAGTCGTCAATTTATTGAAGCTGTTAAAGCCCAGGGCATCGCCTACAGGGGAAATTTGGAAACGCTCACAAGTTATTTCCAGGAAACTCTGAATATCATTCAGCAGCAGGCAGTAAATGCTGCTGAAGCTCAAAAAACAACTGAAAGTTTGAAAGCCCAGCTTGAGTCAGTGAAAAAGCAGGTGATTACTATCCAGCGACAGAGGAAGAACAGCAGGTGAGATGTGTACAAAAATGGCGATTACGATAAGTAACCGCCATTTTGAAAATGCTTGATAGTTTATTTATGATTCGTATCTGTTTGAAAAGCAAAAAGACAGAAAAGATAGTAAAGCAAAGAGACCTATGATAGCGTATCCTGTAAATTGTGCATTATTTTTGGCAGAATGATGATTTTTGATCAATTCCGTCTTAGCCCTACTAAACCCTTGGCGTTCTTTTTCCCAATTCCTTATAAGTTTGGCTTTTTTCTCTTCTGCTTCATCGAAAGAATTCTGTAATTCTTCCAACGTTTTTTTATGACTGTCAGCAAGTTTTTTTAGTTCTGGATCTGCATCGTCAATTTCAGCTACAAATTCTTTGGAATCATCTAAATTAGCATTTATCGGTTTATTATGAGGTGAATTTTTATCCATAAAAGCCTCTTCCGCTCTATCCATTTGAACCAGTTCGTTTTCCATATTGGAAATGGATTCCATAAGTTTCTGATTTTGCAGATTAACGGCTCTTGTCAGGGACCGATGTTTCTTGATCATAGCTTCCTTGGCTTCTATGATGGCATAACTTGTCCCTCTTCCTCCTGCTTTGCCCCAAGCAAGACGATCAGAGGCTTGCCTTCTCATTTCATCTTCCCTTTTAGCTATATTATTTCTATCTTCGCTGATTTTATCCGCCAGTTTTTGGTTGTTGGAAGCTATCTGTTCCCTGTGTTCTTTTAACAACTTAGAGATTTCCGCCCTGCGCGTTTTAAAAGTTGCCAGGGTTGTTTTCCATTCTTCCGCAGTCAGTTTCCTTTTGGCTATAGCTGCTTCCAAAGCCGCTTTTTTTCTTCGTAGAGATCTTTCTGCATTTTGCTGGTTTATTTGAGCTTCCCTTTCCCTTTCCTTTTGTAAAGCTGATATCTTTTTTTGGTAAATGTCTTCTTCCAGATTGATAGCATTGGACATTTCATTTATTTCTCTATCCAGTTTATCAGTCAATTTCAGGACTTTTTCTTCAGCTTTTTCATATTCAGCAGCAAGAGATTCACTTTCCAATTCTTGCTGAGTTTCTAGTTTGTTGTTGTACCAAACTGAACCTATAATGGACATAATTGTCATAGTTAAGAGTAAGAAACGCATAATAGTAGTTTTTTGTTAGAACAATTTTAGATACAGAAAATCTACTTGATTCTACAAATATTTCTAGTGATGTTCAAGCAATATTATCCCC